GGGATATATACAATATGTGTTGTATCATAGTACTCTATCACTAGGCTTGCCCTCCATCTCGCATCTTACTCCATATGATTCTATCAATTGCTTGACTCTTTTAACATAATCGATCACCATTTCTTTTTTGATGCCCTCAAACTGTAAAAAATTATCTTCATATAATCTTAATGCTAAGAAATCTGGGTACATTACTATATCCATAAGAAGCAATGACGGCTTCTTTATTTCATGAACTTTCTTTTTCATTTCTTCTGTATAAAAAACTGGTTTGGCTGGCTCACCAGTCCAATGGTTTATTCCATGCTTAAAATGTTCTCTTTGCTTGTCTGCTGACTTATCAATAAACATTTTTCTTTTTTAACCTCTTCCAAGTGTCTGGTGTTTTGTGCAAGTTCTTCGATTTGTCTATTGATCCAGAGCTTAAATATACTCCGCCCCAAACTCCGTACTCATTTCCCTCTGACCCAGTTTCATAGCACATACTAATTACTGGACAACTTAAACACATCTCATCTATATTTTTAGCTATATTAGAATCGGCTTCATACTTTTCATAAAATAAATTGGTATCCATTCCTCTACATATACCAAGGTGGAACCAATCTAAATCTTCTGAATCTATACCTAGATCATTTAAAATTTCTGACATACTTTGTGGGCAACTTCCATAGTCCGTTATCGTTAACAGAAATTTTATCTGCTATTCCCCAAGCGTTCTCTCTGAACATGCCCTTTACGTTAGTAAAACCGTTATGATCTTTTTTCCAAATAATAAGGTCGTAGTTGTCCCAATATGGGGTTATATTTTTAGCCTTTTTAATAAAGACTTCGACACCTAGTTCTGTTAAATTTAACATATCTTCCTAAACATAAACCGTAGCATCCCACTGATATATATTATACAGGAAATGCTACGGCCTTGTCAATGACTATTTGATAAAAGTTCCATCCCATATGGACTTTTTAACTGGCTCTTCTTTCTTTTCTTCATCGTATGATTTTTCAACAGGGACACAATTTGGAACCATTCTGCCACCTTTTTCTTTCATACCTCTTTGAGTATATCCAGACCAACAGGCCTTTTCAATATTGTCCCATTTATCTTCTTCTTCATTATCGGACTCATATGACTTTGAGATCTCTTCATCTGTAAGATCTTCTGGCTTTGGATCAATTGATTTTGTTAAATCGTCCTCTGCAATTTCAACTACTGTCTCTATTGGATTTACTACATCTTCTAGGATGCCTTTAATTTCTTCTACCATTTCCTGCATTTCTAAATTCTTTTTCATATTTTTCTCCCTGTTTACTATTTTGCGGGACCAAGAGAAGCCTGCGTCTCCACCCCATGCTAACCACATAATCTTACCATTAGATGGGTTTTCTGCATTATCCCAATCTTTACCCTTTTTATCTACCTCATGACGAGAAAAGTAAGAATACATGCGCTTAACTGTAGAAAGACTTAGAGTCTCTCCTCTAGCAAGCTGGCCTGCACGAGTCCAGCCTACTGCTGTTCCAGCACCCTTAGCCTTGCCCTGCTCTTTTAATTTAATTGCACGACGTGCTGCTGATTGCATGCCAGCAGTTGGTTTGTATCCTTCTTTAGACATTATTTCTCCTTAACACTAACTACTTTAACGTTTTTAATTTCATCGTCAACGCCAAAAATATCGTTTGCATAATCCAAAGCGTCATCTTGATCAAAGGCTTCTACTTCTGCCTCTACTTCTAACTTAACTCTGTATGTGTTCATATATTACTTGCCACAGGTTGGGCAAACTTTTGGCTTAGACTTAGCAGATTTTTGTTCTGCAGCAGGTGCTGCACCTGCTCCTTTAAACTTTGGGCGACCAAAGCCAACAATAGAAATCATTACTCCAGCTTTGTTCTTCTTATAGGCACGAAGTTGCTTGCAAACTTCCCCGCCATTTCTCTGGCTTCCCTTTTTCTTTGAAGAAGTGTTTCCTTCTATGCACCAAACAGTTCCGTCTTCGTTATCTTTTACAACAATTCCAACGTGAGAAATTCTATCGACGCCGTCTGAAGGGAAATCAAAATAGGCAATATCTCCTGGTTCTGGATCTGCAACGTCCACATCAATCCATGCGCCAGCTTTTTTAAATGCTGCTGCACCACCTGGCGTGTAAACAGTATTAGGAATCTTTACGCCAGATTCTGACCCACACCAGTTGACGAAACTTCCGCACCATGGTTGAAAGTTTGCTTTCATGAAAGCCCCGTACTTTGTTTCGTTATCTTTTGGACCTTCAATAGTACCAATCTCTGCTGTAGCAACTTCAATTAAACGTGCTGCTGTACCTTGATCTGCCATTAGTCTTTATCCCAATCTGTATCAACTGGCTGTTCTTCTGGCATCTGACCGTCTGGTTTTGCCGCTAAACGTGCTGCAGTTGCATCAATTTCTGCTTCAAGCTTCTTATCAGCCTGTGTATTTTTAGCATCTACTTCTTTGTTTGCAATCTGAGCTGCCATAATATCTTTAGCTCCTGAGTTGCCAATCAAAATTCCTGCGAGTGTACCTGTGATAAATGTTGCAATACTTCCTAGAACATTAAAAAACATTTTGTCATTTTCTGACTGTGCTCCGATAGGTTGGGTTACAAACAATAATCCGTAAATAATTCCAAGTGCTGTTAGAAACAAAATGCTTCCAAGGGTTATTCCTAGAATAAACTTTAAACGAGCATCTAAGTCTGCAGCTGTTAATCTTTCTTTAGCCATTTGTTATTTCCTGTTCTGGTGTAGTAGGTGTAACTTTTATTACATCTTTTGTACAAGTCTGTGAAGCTTCACATTCTGGAGGATTACATTCTGAAATTTCCCAATTTGCAGGGTCCTGACAAGGGTAGCGGTATCTATTTAAAGAGTCGCATCCAGTTAATGATAGCATTAATAGCCCAGATAGGGCAATAGTAATTAATTTCCTCATAGGACCATTATACCCTATTCTGAGTTTCTATTTCTAATAGGGCTAGTAGCTATCCAAAGTGCTGTAGTGGCTATAATTCCATAACCAACTATAGTTTTAGCACTTCCGTCCAAAACTACCCAGGCAATAAACATTCCAAGAAGGGTCCATGCCTGATCGATCATATCCTTCATGATATTTTTTAGTATTCTTACCATTTTCTACCTCCTCTTGAACCTGGTGAATTTGCTCCTGACGAGCCTCCACCAGAACTTCCTCCGCCTCCTGTGCCACCTCCTGTGGCTCCTCCTGCGGCAACTGCTGCTGCATTAATTGCGGCACCTGCGGCTACAACTGTTGCTACAACCATTTCTGTTGCCTCTTCTCTTTCTTCATCAGACATGTCTGCGCCTATATTGCTTAGTGCTTCAATAGCCGCTTCAGGGTCTGAAAATGCTGTTGATAATAACTCTGCAGGATTTTCAAGCAATATCAAAGATGCTGCTACCTCTGCAGTAATAACAACTTCGTTACCGTTTTCATCTTGACGAACTTCAACAGGTGTATCTGCAGGCAAATCCTTATACTCAATTCCAGCCTCTTGTATTTGTTCTTTAGTTAAAGATTCTCCAGGAGCAATAGACTCTACAAGAGCCTCTGCCACTAATTCTTTTTCTGCATTAGTTAATTTTCCATCTTCGGATAAAGCATCTGCAAGATTTTGAACTTCTTCTGCAGTTACTTCACCATCACTTGCTAACTCATTTAAAATATCTTCTGCTTCCTCTGCATCTATTTTACCATCAGACAATGCGTCATCAACAGATTCTTCTAATGCTTCTTCTGATCCCGCCTCTGGTTCTTCTGCAGGTGGTTCTTCTGCAGGTGGTTCTTCTGCAGGTGGTTCTTCTGCAGGTGGTTCTTCTGCAGGTGGTTCTTCTGCAGGTGGTTCTTCTGCAGGTGGTTCTTCTGCAGGTGGTTCAACAGGTGCAGGTGGTTCAACAGGTGCAGGTGGTTCAACAGGTGCAGGTGGTTCAACAGGTGCAGGTGGTTCAACAGGTGCAGGTGGTTCAACAGGTGCAGGTGGAGCGGGAGCTGGCAAAGGTGCTGGAGCAGGAACTGCATCAATTACTGTTTGTGCTGCTGCTACTATTGTAGGTGCGGTAGTTACTTTTTCTACGGCTGTAGAAACAATTGCAAGGTCTGACACCTTTTCAGTTAATGTTGTGCTTGCTGCTGCTAATGCCGTTACAGTATTTTGTGAAACAGTTGCAATAGGTGCAATAACGGTATTTGTGTTTGCTGTATTAGTTGCAACAACAGTTGTAATTGTTGAGTTTAATGTAGCAATTTGTGCGTTTGCTGTATCAATTGCTGCCAATACTGTTGCATTGTTTGGATCTGGGGCAGGAGTAAATGCAGCGCCTTGACTGATTGTTCCAGTAAATCCCGCAGTAGTGCTTGTATTATTAATATTTGTTACGGGACCATTTGTAGTCTCTCTTACGTTAAATCTAGCACCATTTGGAATTGGTCCAGTCACGCTTACATCTGCCTGCCAGGCACCATCTGATGGGTTTACATCTGCGTTAAATCTAACTTGAGTCATTTGTGTATCGGCGGTAGTTAGTGGAAATAATCTAAGGTCCCAAGCAACACTAAGTGTATTAGTAGTTGTTGAGTATGTAATTCCAGATCCATTACTCCAAGTAGTCCAGTCATATCCTGCTATAGAAATAGAAGGTGCATTAGGTGTAGAATAATAATTTGCACCCTCATTTACTCCAAAGGTGATTGTCGCATTAGATCCTACAAAAACATTATTATATGTGACTCCGCCCATCTGTAAATTAAATGGAAGGTTCATGCGAACACCAGCATCATCTACATTAGATAAAACATTTGTGGTTGTACCAATAGTTGCAGCAAGAGCATTGACTGCATCCTGAGCATTATTAATTGCTACGTTTGCTTGAGTTAATTGTGTTTGAGCCTCTGTCCGTGCAGGATTTACTGCTACTACCGCCGTGGTTGCCGTTGCAACTGTAGCCGTGGCTGTATCTACGGCTGTTTGAGCTACCTGTATTGCAGTAGAGGCTGTTGCTGCTTGTGCGGTTTCTGTTGCAACTTGAGTAGCAACCTGTGTAACATTTACCTCTGGCGCTGGTGTAGAGCTTTCTGCAGGCGTTGCTGCTGCAACTACTGAAGCAACTAAAGTTGTTTCTGCTGCTGTTACTGTTGTAGATGCTTCCGTAACTGCAGTCTGTGCAGCTACAACTTCTGGTGTTGTTGTTGTTGCATTTGTAGGAATTGCTGCTACTGCAGCAGTTACTGCTGCTACTGCAGTAGTTACATCTTGTGTAACTGTTATTGCAGTTGGTGAAATTGCACTGGTGTTTGCAACTTCTGCAACTGCTGCTACCGCTGTCGCTACTGCTGCATTTGCTGCAGCTACGGCTGTGTTGGATGCTGTTACTGACTCTACTGCTGTTGCTATTGTGGCAGTGGCTGTATCTGATGCTGCTACAGCTTGTGCAACTTCTGTAGTTGCTGTTGCAATTGCTGTGTTAACTGCTTGCTGTGCAGGGCTTACTACAACTTGCTCTGCAGGTGCTGGTGGCTCATTGGCATTAGCAAAATTAGGACTAAAAAGGAAAAGCCAGCCGATTATAAAAAGGCTGGTTAAAAAATACTGTAACTTTCTAGTCAACTAGGTATCTCCTAAGTAATGCAATATTTTTGCTTACTTAATAATTATACCACTAGTGTTATTTAGGATTATCTGTTTTGTAGAATCCGTTACCCTTAAACTGTATACCAAATGGCGTAAAGTGTCTAGTCATTTGCGACTCACACTCTACACATGTGTAGCCTGGATCTATATCTGTTATTGATCTATGTACTGACATTGTTGCGTGTGCATCATCATGCGAACACTTGTATTCATATACAGGCATTACTTACCGCTCTTTTTTCTCTTCTCTGCTAAGGCGTTAAAGTCTTTAACCTTAGTGTCTCCTAGGTATCCCCAGGCATGTCCATCTGCAATCATCTTATCATTCATTGAAACTTCTGCTCCGTCTAGGAACAGCCAGCCTAAAATTCTTCCATACTTTTCTGATGAGTCCATTTTTTCTGTTTTAATAACAACAGTTTTTGCGGCTTCAATTTCACGCTTGAGATAAGCTTTTGCCTCAAGGCCCAATGCCTTCTCCATCTTGTCTGTTGTTCTGCTTTCTGGTGTATCTATACCAGCAAGTCTTACTCTTGAGCTAAATGAGATATCGAATCCAAGATCAATTTCTACATCGATTGTATCTCCGTCCACAACCTTTGTAACCTTTTTAACGTAGTACTCGAACATGATTCTCCTTAAATTATAAAGAGCAGTTTGAGGACTTGCTCAGGTCCATCCTTCGGGTAGCGACCCGAATAGTCTGCGACTCCCCAGTGACGGGGTGCAGATTTCTATTATACTATTTATTTGATCTTGATGGTCTTTGGCTTTTTATCTTCTGGAACTAAGCGGTTAATATTAATATTTAACATGCCGTCCTTTAGAGATGCGCTAGAGACTTCCATGTATTCCCCTAGGGCAAATGAGCGTGTGAACTTACGAGCAGCAATTCCTTTATGTAAAACCTCTGCGTCTGTAACCTCAACAATTTCTCCAGATACTACAAGGGTGCCATTGTCTACTGATAGAGTAATGTTTTCCTTTGTAAATCCTGCTACTGCAAGGGATACTAGATATGTGTCTTCGTCTAGCTTTAATACATCATACGGTGGATATGATTGGCGCGATGCAGCATTATGCACGTTAGCCATTCTTTCAATCTCACGGTTAAAGCCAATAAAAAAAGGATCTTTAAAAAGATCCCATGTATATGTTGTTACCATTTTATTCCTCCTTCAAGCGAATAAGTTAATTTATAGGACCCCTTAAGGGCATCCTAATATAATTATATCATAAATTTTAATCGTTTGGAATGTCTGTAATATCTAATTCGATTAGGCCTTTTTCCTTAGCGACCCTCTGCCCCTCTGGACTTAAGTGCAATGTTGCCTCTAGGTTTTCATCATACTCAACTTCAACCAAACCTGCCTCATACAATTCCATGAGAGACTTATCAACATATTCTATATGTGATTGCCAAAGCTCTGGGGCTATGTCCTTTGCTGTTTCGCTTATAGAGAATATCATTTCTCCGTTTTCGTCCATGCCTTCTAGAGACACTGCGCCTATTTCTAGGTAGTATGCCAGCCTTGAGTCGTCATCATCATATTCATCGTCATGCATAATATCTCCTTAGTACACCAGGTAGGACTTGAACCTACGATAGCCGAATTATGAGTTCGGGGCCTTGACCAACTTGGCTACTGGTGCCAGTTGATCTATTGTAACGTGCCATCTTCATTTTTGTCAATGGTTTCTTCTACTAATTGCTGAACATAATCAGAAAAATGTTTTCTTATATTTCCAGATGGTCTTTTCCCCAAAGACTTCCACATTCTTTTATATTCAATTACATTAGCAAACGTTGTTGGGCATACGGACACTCCGTTATATTCTTTTAGAACTGTTGGAAGCGGCACATGCTTTCCACAACATTTACACTCTTTAGCTTTTTCTTGATATATACTCATACTATTTCCATTCCGTCTAATACATCTGACAAGTCCTTCGGCATTCTTGGAGGTCTTATCATGTTTGTTACAATTGTGTCTTCTTCTTCTCTATCCCACTTTAAAGAACTATATGTATGAATATCTATTTCATCATTGTTCTGTGGCCTGCTTCTGCTAATGGCATTAAATATAGATCCGCAAACAGCATCGGCTAAGTCTTTAGATCCTTTTCTAGGGTGGTCAACTCTATCTCTCATAATCTTAAGCTGAAGTAATTCGTCTATCAACAAAGGAACATGCGGTCCATCGAGTCTATCTTCTGCCACAACCATAGCCATATCGTCATAATGTTTTTTAGCAACAGATAGTGTTTCTGTATTAATACCATACTGCTTTAGTTGCTGCATCATGTCGTGAGAGTTCCAACGGTCAAACGTGCATACTCTAACTTTAAATCCTTTAGATCTAAGAGATAAAATGTAATCTTTAACCTCTGTAAAATCTACAGACTTATCTGGAGTTGGAGTCCAATACCTTACAACATCTACTTCAACAATTGGGGCTGGCTGAGAATATGTATCTGTTACCTTAACATTAACCCACTTCTTTACATGTGCCATTGCTACTGCACAATGGTCATGCTTTTGAGCAAGGTCAACGTGTATGAAATATTCTTTATCTGGATCTGGTGCAAACCAATCTTCAAATCTTCCGAAGTTGTCTACCGCAATAGCCATATTGCTAAATGCTTTTTCAATCTTTTCTCTTGATTTAAAGAATGCATCTACTGCTTCTGATGGCATGCAGGCAAATCTTCCTAGTGCATCTGGAGCGTTTTTATAAAACGCAACCTTAAAGTCTTCAATCTTTCTTACTGGATTTACTTCCCACGTAGGTCTTTTAAGAGCATACATCTTAGGATATTTGTATGAGATGATATGATCTTCTTCCCACTCAATATCAAACTCGTTACCTTCCGTTCCGTCTGGAAGATCATCATCTAGCTTAAAGTGATGAGTTCTAGTTATAACTTCTTTTTCCGCTACAACATCGTCATATCTTTGCTGGATATAATCGTTTTTGTATCTAGGGAATGATAGAAGAATGACCTTACCAAAATCTGGAAAACGTGAGTCTACTGATGCCCTATACATATCATATATAGCTCCACCAGTTTTAGCCTGCTCGTGGCCAGTTGTATTCTCTGTAGCAAATCCTGAGATTTCATCAAGAATGATTACGATAACGTTATAACCTTCCCAGGCTTCACGCTCTGAGTGACCTGAGTGTACTGTTATAGACTTATCAAACTTCATTTCAGAAGCCTTTGGCTCATACTTTCCAGTAAACCATGGCGACTTATCTATTCGTGTTTTAAATCCTTTAAAGAAAACATTGTTTGCCTGCTGAGAGTTAATAGCAATATTAATAATATCAATTGAGTCTCCAGGAGGCTTGCCATAATATGTTGCTGGATCTTTAAGGCATAAAAGTAAATATACTATATAAGCTACTGATATTGTAGAGCAGTAATCTTTTCCAGAACCTTTACCTAGTTGAGCAACAACTTCATTAGCTGTCTGCTTAAACATTCTAACACCTTCGTCTTCGCCAAATAGTTTGACGAGTGTTGACTCTTTATAAATCTGCGAACTCTTTTCAATAAGAGTATACTGATATTCAGATAGTGGCGGTAGACCTAGATAATCTGGGCTTTGAACAAATGTGCGTAAGTCAACTGGACGCTCATCAAACTCTTCGCCATCCAGTATGTCAATGAGATCATCAAAATTAAGGTCCACTAACTTCCTCAACTATCTCTATTGGCTCTACGATTCCTGTAATTTGAGATAGTCTTTTAGCAACTTCCATCTTACATTTTGGACAGCTTGCAGTAACCTCTTTTAAAATCTTTACTAGGATATCTTGCTTGCGTTCTGTGTCAGCAATTTGTGTAGCAAGTTCGGCATTGTCAAGCAAGCCTATCTCTTGAAGCATTCCTATTCTTTTGCCTTCAATGTCTGCAATTAGTTTTAATGCTCCAGATTTAACGCTTAACTGACCAGCCTGATCTGCATCTTCTACTGTCTTCCACGCCTCTTTGATAAGCATAGCGTAGTGTTGATCAGCTCCTGAAATGGCTTCCTTAGCCCTCTCACGGGCCGCTGTGTCGTTGTGAACTACACTCTTCCACTCTTCTATATACTCAACAACTTCTGCTCTCTTAAAGCCTGTTAGGGTGGCTATCTGGGTAGGGTTATTGCCCTTGAGTAGTTCTTCAACTACTCTGTTCATTCGATCATAATGATCAGTTAATTCGATTTCCATATAACATCATTATACTTCTAGTCGACTGAAATAGCAAGTTTCTTAGCAATTTTAAGTAGGATTAAATAGCCAATCATATCGTCAATATCATTATCTCCAGCAAATCCTGAGCCATTCTTTATTCTATTAATCTTATCATCAATACGAATTTTAATTTGCTCTTGATTGTCCGCCTGAGAAAATATACGAATTGGGGTCAAAGCTGAGTCTCCGTAGGATATATTCTTTTCAATTAACATCTGTGCTATTTCAAGACACTCTACAATTATCTTATTTCCAGATGGTGCATCTGTTGCCATTAACTGTAAATCTGTAACCCACATTTGATACCCGTTTTCTTTATTTGGATATGATGTAAATCCCATTATTCCATCTCCTTATACAACTGTTTAAGTCCTCTTAGCGTTCCAATATCCATATATTGTCCGCCTGGTCTTACCGCCTTAATGTTAGCACCTTTAGCAATCCATTCTTTTAATTGTTTTCCTGGATGATCTAATGATGTATCTATGTATCTTATCATATTCTTTCGGAATAGCATAGTGCCCCACATATCTGGGTAATCACAATTGTCTACCTTATCTTCTGACTCAATTACTTTATCATTAGAAACCAAGACTTGACCAACACGGCCCTTTATAGATTCTCCGCATTCCCAAATTCCCAGAACAAGGTCTGCGGTATTATCTTTAAATAAAGGCTTATATATATTTCCAGGTGCGTTTAATATATATGTATCTGGCATACCAATTAGCACCGTATCATTATACTCACCGACCATAAACTTTACTGCATCTGACATTGTTGATGGCTCACGAACAATTAGTTTAATATTCATGTCCATGTTTTGAATAATTGGAACCCACTCAGCCCTTGTAGAAACTCTAACCTCATCACACACTTCAAGCATCTGCTCTACGTGCCACTGCAAAAGAGATCTTTCGTCTGATATAGGCAAACAAAATTTAGGGATGCCTCCAATTCTAGAAGCTTTTCCTGACGCTGGCAATACTCCAATAGTAGACATTACTTTTCCCAATCGTGAGGATTGAATCCGTTAGGATATGATTCATTTACTCTAGGATCTTTTTTCCAAGCAATCCATCCCTCTTCTCTGTCATCTCCCCAATATAGATGAACTACATCTCTGTCTAGGAGTCTTTTAGCATCTTCGCCATGGAAAATATAAACCTTATTATCTTTTAGGAATGGCATCTCAAGGAGCTCTGGTGCCCATTCATTAATGTGTTTTTGATACGGCTCTACACCAAGCTCACGGTATAGTGCATCAGTAAACATTTGAACATCAGTATAGTAATGAACCATATGGTTGTGTTGAATGATTCCTTCGGAACATCTTTCAACACAAAGGTCTATGGCTGCCTTTAGTAAGGGGTGGCCAGCTTTAGCGGCAATCGTTTGAGTTGCTAGCCATGGAGTATCTCTTTCAATATCTAGGATCATATCGTACTCAGAGTTTAACCATGTGTCTACTGGAATCTTGCAATGAGTATCCATATCAGCATATATACCGCCGTGTATGTAAAGAATAGCAAATCTCCACAATCCAGCCTTCATTACTCCCAGAGGCAGGTTTACATACGTCTCGTATGTTTTTGTATCAAAGTGCTCCTTAAAGAAGTCTTCTCTGTCTTGTCCGCTCATGTATCCATGAGTCCATTCTGGATTTTGATAAGTCCATGTGCCTACGCTTTCTTTAGCGTAAGATGGCAATTCATCAAATGGTGTTTCGTAAGTCTGCCAAATCTTTTTTTCTATACTCATACTATCTCCTTTTAATTAACTGAAACTTTTCTAAATGTCTCTGTATAGTCATAGCAGAAACCTTGCACTCATCAGCAATTTCAGTTACTGTTTTCTTTTGTACTACATACCTTCTGTACAGCCATGTTTGACTCTGATATAACTTCATCGTTCTGTCAACGCCTTATTAGCATAGTGAGCAATGCCAAATGCATCTGCTACGTCAAAATCTGTGAGCGATAGATTATACTTATTATTAAAGTAGTCCACTGTTCTCTGCTTACGCATATTTCTTAGTTTATTCTTATACCAAGAATCTGCGTAACCTGGATTAGCCAGCCTTATTCCAGACTTCTCATCTTTTGTAGGATTCTTATTTCCAATATACGACTGCCATGCGGAG